ACGACAGATCTTGTTAACCAGCTCCCGCCTTTCGATTCTGTTAGAATCACCGATGTTCTTGATCCTTCTCGTGTAGATATTGTTATAAGTAAGGCTGAGTTTGGTATTAGTTATTCATTATCTTACAGTGATGGCGGCGCTTGGGTTTTTGATAACGAAAATCTCTTTGAGTCAGGTAGAAATTATACTATTGAGTTCCGCGGCTTAGTTGGCGATAAAATTATAGCTCTTGATCATACTCGACTACCTACATCTACTGATTTGGACGGCGTGTATAAAGTAAATAGCGCACTAATATTAGGCAAAAATGGATGCGAAGGTTATATTGAGTATGAAGATAGTTCTGTAGCTACATTCTACCCTCAAAGTGTAGTTCCTAAAGCAAATGCACTTGAAGTATCTATTCCTGAGGTTAATAATAGGAACCTTGTCGTAAGCACTAGTGATATATCATACTCAACCGGTCAGCAGATCTCAAGTATAGAAGAAGCTGAGTCTGATTTGGCTGCCGCGCTCGCATCTGGAGGAACTACAGTTGATATTGCTAACCTTACTGCTACTATTCCAAACTTAGGATTAATTAGGAATTCTGTTACTTCTGGTTATCTCAACAAAGCATATACTGATGGCGAATTTCATACTAATGACGATCTTGGTAGTGTTAACATTACATCAGCTGTAGTTACTAATGGAGTATGTACTATCGTAAGTGGTACTGCTATTAGTACTGTTACTGGAAAATTAGGAACTCTAACGCTTGAAGATGCTGCAAACAATAAAGCATTAGTGATATATAACGTTACTTTAGCATAACATGACACTTAATAATTAATATAACACGCCTCCCGCCTCTTGCTCATTTGCAACGCGGGAGTTCTTATATATAATACATGTGGACATACAACAACAAAACTTATATAGTACCAGAAGATGCGGAGATGAAGACCTATCCGTACTATGGATTCGTGTATCTTATAACCAATGAAACTAACGGCATGCAATATGTCGGCAAGAAGTTCTTCTGGTCTAAGAAAACACTACCTATCACTAAAACACGCAAACGACGTAAGGTTACATATAACCAATCAGATTGGGTAACATACACTGGATCGTCTAGACAGCTAAACGAAGACATCGAATCAGGTCACGTTATCAAGAAAGAGATTCTCCATCTCTGCGAGACTAAAGGTATTTGTGCATATATGGAAACTAAAGAGCACTTCGAACGCAATGTCTTACTCACCGACGACTACTACAATGGCATTATTAGTTGTAAGATTGGTGGTCCATCAGTACGTATCCTCAAAGAGCAGTTTCTGACTGAAAAAGATAACAAATAACAGTTTACATTCATTGCCGGTTATGATATAATAGCTATATTAAATATTACTGAGGCTTAATTATATGTATCGTCGCAATCGTGAATACCTTCGTCAGGGTGCTGTTCAAATCTTAAGTAGAACTATCGAAGTTCATAAAGTTCCATATCAAATCGCACTAGACATAATGTATAGTAATAGTCCAGTTAGCCATATTGAAGATTTCAATCAGTGGCTAGTGTCAACATGTGGGCTGACTCAGCAAGAAGCAGACGCATACGTGTTATATCAACCTAAAGATATTCCAACTTTCCTTAAGGGGTAAATTATGTCTAATGATAACGTAATACAGTTCCCACGTAAACGAGTAGAACTTAAAGGTAAATATGAATCTATTGATCAAGCTATAGAGCGATTGGCTGACTCTGATGAAAAACAAATCATTAAGACTGAATGTAATACAATGTCTGAATACCTACGAGACCTGATTGAGGTAGCTGTTCACGATCAGGGATACTTTCAAGCATTCCATGATATGGAATTCAAAACACTAGATACTGCATCAGGCAGAGATCTATTTCTTATTACTAACTTAGTTAACGCAATGTTGCTACGACACTCAGGACAAGAACATCATTTTCATCCAGCTATGGATGCGCTAACTGGTGAACTTGTTTCTATATATGACGAACAGAAGGACAAATAGATGATCATAATTGATTTTAATCAAATAGCAATAAGTAACATATTAGCTCAAAAGCTAACTGACGTTGATATGATTCGAGCATGTATACTTAATTCAATTCGTATGTATAATCTAAAGTACAGAAATAAGTATGGTGAAATGGTAATTGCGTGTGATGGTCCTAATACATGGCGACGCTCATATTATCCTGAGTATAAGGCATCTCGTAAGAAAGGTAGGGATGATTCTACATTCGATTGGCAGATCATATTCGATGCTATGAATACAATACGCGACGAGATTAAAGCAAATCTACCATATAAGGTACTACAGTTTGAAGGATGTGAAGCTGATGACATCATTGGAGCGTTAGCTAGAGAGACACAAGAGTTTGGTAAACATGAACCTGTGATGATTATCTCATCAGATCATGATTTTAAACAACTACAGAAATATGATAACGTTGCACAATTCTCACCAATGCAGAAGAAAGCTGTAGTAGTTGAAAATGCTAGAACTTATCTATTTGAACATATCATGAAAGGTGATAGTGGTGACGGTATACCGAATGTCCTATCAGATGACGATACCTTCGTAGTTGATGGTAAACGCCAGACTCCTTTACGAGCTAAACGTATTGAAGAATGGTTAGAGAATGCAGATCGCCTATGTGAAGTTATGGATAATGAGACATATAGAAACTATCAACGTAATCTTACTCTAATTGATCTATGTGAGATACCAGAAGACATCTATACGAAGATTATAAATACTTTCGATGAACAAAAACCTGCACCTAAAATGAAGGTGCTTAATTATTTAATCAAGAAACGATGTAATCGTTTAGTAGAATGCGTTGAAGAATTCTACACTAAAACACTTTAAGGAGTTACAGTGAACAATAAGATTGAGATCATTGCTCATGTATTAAAAGAAGTAGCAGAGACTAAAGGAAGAAATGCTAAGATCGAAGTATTAAAGACTAATGATAGTATAACACTAAGAACAGTACTTAGAGGTAATTTCGATGATCGAATAGTATTTGATCTACCTAAAGGCCCACCTCCATATCGAGCACTCGATCCAGAGATTAAAGGTCCACGACCGCTTTCTAAAGAACTAGCTGTAGGTAAATTCAAACACATCGTTAAGGGTAACAGTGTGCCTCTAGATGCTAAGCGCGAAAGTATATTTATTAACCTGCTTGAAGTGTTACACCCTGACGAAGCAGAATTGATTATTAAGATGAAGGACAAATCAATAAAGGTAACAGGTATGACTGTTAAACTTATCAATGAAGCCTTTCCTGGTTTACTACCAGAACAAACCGTATGAAATCAGCTTAAATATACACTAAACTGGAGGTGTACATATTAACTAATCTAAAACTATGATTCTAATAACCAAGAGATGTTACGAGGTGTATCTCATGAATAATAAACAATTAGACTTAATAAATCGGCTAGAGCAGGACCTTACTGAGACTAAATATTATAGGACTCGTATGGCTAAGAAAGGCAAAGACGATATAGTATATCGTATGGATAAGAAGATAAGTCTTATCTCTGCTACTATAGCTGAAATCAAGGCAGGCGAAGATTAGTTCTTTATCAAGAACATCAATATTAACCAAAAAGGACTTCCAAAAGGAGTCCTTTTATGGGATATTGTTACAAATAACAGTTTACAAATACATAGAACTGTGATATAATATACATTCTAAATCATATTGAGGCAACAGTTACGTGAATATCTTCCATTTAGATAATGACCCTAAAATCGCAGCACAGTACCACAATAATAAGCATGTAGTTAAAATGATACTAGAAGCTGCTCAAATGCTTAGTACTGCACATAGAATGATTGATGGCACCGAGATCACTGGTAAGTCACCTACAGGTCGCAAGCAGAAACAGTACATATTATCTGATAATGGAATGGATAACATCCTATATAAAGCTGTTCATTATAATCATCCATCAACAGTATGGACACGTCAATCCAAACAAAACTACCAGTGGCACTACGAACTATTTGAAGCGCTATGCGACGAGTACACGTATAGATATAACAAGGTTCATGCTAGTGATACTAAGTTACGTGAGTTACTACGCAATGTACCTAATGGATTACCTGATACTGGATTGACTCCATTTGCTAAGTGCATGCCAGAGGAATGTAAGGTATCAGATCCTGTACAATCGTATCAAAACTATTATATGCAAGAGAAAGCATCATTCGCAATATGGACCAAAAGAGATACGCCTAATTGGTTCTTAACAGAGGAAGCAGCGTAATGCCAACGTACGTATTTAAAGATAAAGAGACTGGTGAGATTAGTGAAATAGTCTTACGAATGTCTGAGCTTGATCAATACAAAGAAGATAACCCTAACTTAGAGACGCAAGTTCAAGCTAGCAAGTTTGTTGGAACACAAACAGACATGCTTACTAAAGCAGGTGATGGATGGAAAGAAGTCCAACAGCGTATTAAAGCAGGTATGCCCCCACGACATCGTGATCGAATCACAACTAAATAGGAACTTATATGTCTAAACAATCTGGAAATCCTCGTAAAGGTGCAACTCCAAGATCAACAAGACCTAAGAGTCTTAGACTTGAAGATCTAAATTTTTATCAACCATTAACACCTCAACAAGAGGTAGTATGGGAAGAGTACCAATCAAACCAGAATTTGTTGTTATCTGGTTCAGCTGGTACTGGTAAGACATTTATGTCTATGTACTTAGGAATAACTGATGTGTTAGATAAAGGATCTATGTATGATAAACTAATTGTATGTAGATCTGCTGTGCCAACCCGTGATATGGGTTTCCTACCTGGCACTGCTGAAGAGAAAGAAGATGCATATACATTACCATATAAAGGAATATGCACAGAATTCTTTGAGAATAAAGAAGCATGGGATATGCTAAGAGAAGCAGATCAGATCGAGTTCCTTACAACATCCTATATTCGTGGCATCACGTTAGACAACTGTATTGTTATAGTTGATGAATGTCAGAACTTAACGTTTCACGAGCTAGATTCTGTTATTACTCGTATGGGTGATAATACTAAGATTATCTTTTCAGGCGATTATGACCAATCAGACTTTAAAGGTAATAATGATAAGAAAGGTATTCAAGATTTCATCAAGATTGTTAAACACTTAAGACAATTCTCAATGGTTGAATTTGGATGGCCGGATATCATACGTAGTGGTCTTGTTAGAGACTACATTATGACTAAAGAATGTGTCGAGAAAGGCACACTAAACTAAAACAGGATACAAAGATGATTTTATTAGGTAAGAACGTATTATTAGCCGAAGCTCCAGGTGAAAAAACAACAGCTAGTGGTATTATACTAACGGGTGCTACTTCAAAGGCTTCAAAGCCAGCACTCATTCTCGAAGTTGGTGATGATGTTAATAGTCTTATTAAGCCAAATAAGAAAGCTCACGTAGATTGGCATGGAGCTATTCCAGTCGACTATAAAGGCATTCCAGCTGTGATCGTTGAAGAATCTAAAATCAAGGCAGTATTCGATTAAACAATAGGAAGTACGACAAATGATAGTATATGTTGTTCATAAGTATATAAACACAGTTGATAGGTACTACACGTACTTTGATATGAAAGAAGCAATTGGCAAAGGTTATGAATGTGCTGCTCAAATGAATAACATATCCTTTAGTAGAGTAGACGATGTATCAATGCCAGTCTTGCTTAGACTCACATCAGAGCAAAATGATTGGGTAAACGTAACAGCAACCGAAATCAATACGGATTAATACTATGAAACAAGAGCAATATGATTCTATGGCTAAGGCCAATCTAGGACACTGCGTTGATGTTATGGTCAAAGCAAAACCTCCAGAAAAGAAGGATAAGCCTAAAAGTAAGTAAAGGAGGTGATTTATGCTTAGTACTATACTTTGTACTCTTTGTTTAACGATGGCAGAACCAATGTCAACAATGGACAAATTAAAACAAGATTATGATATGGAATGGACAGTTGCCTATGGTAAGTCGTCGTATTTCCATGTTGATCTAAGCGATAAAGACCACTTTGAGATAACATTCACTAAACATTTTTAATAGGACAAATATGACTGCGTTTGACATGGCTAATCTACTTAGTGAATTTATATCTCTAACTGAGTATATTCAGAGCAACAAACATAGTTCATTAGTTCAACGAAGACGACGCAAAGAGGTAATAAGAGAGATAAACATAGGCAGAGTCAAATGGGGTCGACCTGCTCTTACTCTTCGTCAAATATTCGCGTCAACTACTCGACAAGACCTAGTACCAAAGCATCCACCTAGATAGTTACCACAAATTAATACAATAGTTGTTTACATTTGATGACACATATGTTATAATTATATTCTAATCAATAACGAGGCATAGACATGATAACACTTAATACTAGCAAGAATACATTATGGATTAATGATGACATCTGTTTATCTGTTGAAAAGGATCTTGATGGTAAGTATATCAAGGCTAATGTCTGGTCAGTTGGGTCATCGAAAGAGCAACAAGTTCAGGCTAATCATTACTTTAAATGTCCAACTGAAGCTGCTCGATACCTCTCTGAGTTAGTACCTAATGACGCAAACCTTGTCGATGTGTCAAAGGCGCTATTCGAGTTACTTCAAAATAGTTAATATTTACAGTATACAACCGCTCTTATATGTGTTATAATATACCTATAAATTAATAAATGAGAGAGTTACTATACTATGACTACTATGACTAGAAGTAAAGATTACCTATTTACTGCTGATCTTGAAGATGCCGAATCAATGCTTCGTATTGAAGAAGCACGAGTACGAGCAAAACGTATTAATGCTTTCGCTAAGGCTGATGGTGATGTTCGTCGAGTACGAATAGACGTGAAGCCTCGCTTAGGTAAGAATAATCCTAATGCTCATCTGTATCGTGGTAATCGATGTTATACTGTTCTAATGAAGCATGGCAAGCAATTTGATGTATATGTTCGTTGGTCTTTATCATGAGAGTAGTATCCAACGATGATAGAATCATTCACCTTCATGCTGACACTCAGTTCGAGCTATGTTATACCTTCTTAAGACCTCAAGAGTTTTATGAAGGCGAGTTCGATGAGATTAGAGGCAAAGTATTCACATTAGACCAATTCATTGAACTATATTCCAATCAACATGGCGGCAAATTCACATACCTTACTGATTGGGGTGGATTCAATATACCGTCAAACATATACGAACGCTTCTTACGCAAATTCGAACTAGCATCAGAAGAAAGAGCGATGTCTGAGTTAGTCGATTCATGCAAACCAGATGGTAAATACTACATCATTGGTACATATGGTATGGGAAGCGCACTTGATCATGAAATAGCTCACGCTAAGTATTACCTAGTTGATGAGTATAAGGAACAAGTTGATAGTATTACTAAATCACTACCAGAAGATATGTTTAGTACAATTAAGCAATACCTATTAAATACAGGCTACTGTGAAAATGTAATACGTGACGAAATCCAAGCATATGTTGGTACGTCATCCA